GCAGTTGCTATAGGTCGTCAGGCAGGTAATGTAACTCAAGGTGGCGATGCAGTAGCCATAGGTAATTTGGCAGGTTTTGAAAATCAAGCCGCAAATTCAATTGTAATCAATGGAACCGGGCTGGCTCTAAACAACATCGTAGAAGATGTATTTGTAGTTAAACCAGTTAGAAATGATACAATGACAACCATACTTGGTTACGATGTTACAACAGGTGAAGTTACACATAATGCGGCAATACCAGGATATACTAATACAGCAGGCTTGAAAGCATTAGTAGCAGCAAGTACAGACTTTGCTGATTACCAAACTAGAATAGCAGCACTATAATGGATAACTATACAAAATATACTAAGGACAACTAATGGACATATTAGAGAGACTAACGGACGATACACTATGGATCTATACAGCAATCCTTGGGTCAATAACTGGTGCTGCGTTTCTATTCTGGTTTAAAGATACAAGAGCTGCCCAATGGGGAGTTGCCAAGTTTGATTCTTTTTTAGAGATGTTAGCAATTCGCTGGGGATGGACATGGTTACAAACTGACCCAGATCTATGGAGAAAGAAATATCCTAAGGTTGTTTCAAAGATTGATAGTTTAGAAACAAGAATCACATTTCTAGAATCAATTGCTCATGTTCCAGTTGCGGAAGGTGGTGCTACTGAACTTAAGGAATTAATCAATGGTATCAATAAAAGACTTGATAAAATTGAAAAGAAACGGAAGTGAACTTAACTGATGCAGCAATATCTCAAGCGACTAAGAAAGCAGAGACAGATGGCGAAACACTTATACGAATTGGTGTTAAGCCTAGTGGCTGTAACGGTTATGAGTATACTTTTGATTGGGACGATACAGTTACTGTCGAAGATTATATAAAAGAATTTTCTAACTTCAGTATCGTTATTGATAAAGAAAGTCAACCTTACTTTGAAAATGCTACATTAGATTTTATGAAGGTTGGTTTAACCGAACAGTTTAAAATTATTAATCCATTAGAGGAAACTCAATGCGGTTGTGGTGTTTCTGTCGGTTTCAAAAAAGAATTATAAACAAAAAGAAAAGGAGGTGATCAAGTGGATTTTATTAAAGATAGATTGAAGGAAAGAACTTCATTAGATGGTGTGGTAGCTATTGGCGGTGGTATTGTTATGATATTAATACCAACGAGTTTAATTGGTTGGGGTCTTATTGCATACGGTGCATGGACTATATGGAAGAAGGAAGACTAATGAGTGACGAATTAGAAAAGATCCATCATCCTGCTGATACTAACGGAGACGGTAAGGTATCTAAAGAAGAACAAGCAATGTACTTAGAGTTTAAACGAAAAGAACTCGATGATGCAGATGCTATGCGAGATGCGCAACGTAAAATGACATGGTTTGCTTTAGGCGGATTATTGTTATATCCGTTTGCAGTAGTACTTGCGTCGTTGGTTGGACTTGATGAAGCTCAAAAGACTTTGGGTTCAATGGCTCCTACTTACTTTGTTGCTGTTGCTGGTATTGTTGCTGCCTTCTTTGGTGCACAGGCTTACTCCAAGAAATAAAAGAGACAAAAAAGGGGACCGAAAGGTCCCCGATTTGTTTGGTTATAATTACAGACTTGCGCTTACGCTAAAGGCATAGTAATTACTGTCAGCCACTAAATCTTGGCCAACATTAAAACCTACAGAGAACTTATCATTTAGTTCCTTTGTTAATCTAAGACCAACTGAGTCTTGGAATTTTCCGAATACTTCCGTACCTTCTCCACCAATCTCATAGCCAATTAGTTCAACGTCTACAACAGTAATAAATGGTACTGCGTAGATTGCTTCGATTGTGTATACATCTGAATCAAGTGTATCATAATAGTTTACTGTGAAACCATTACTACTGAATCCAACCAAATACTCTTCGAAATCAAAAGCATCGCCTTGATAGTCGTATTTAATATAACCAACAGTTACATCAAGTACTCCGTCTACAAGAGCTCCACTCCACCCTGCATATAGATCCACTTCACGGTCAACTTCTCCACCGAAATCTACATCTGATGTCCATGCACCAATATAAAATCCTTTGTCGTTGTTGTAGTCGATTCCGACTTGAAGGGCATTCTCTGCGCCTTGAGTCATTCCTCTCCATACATAATCGTTTGTGATAGTGGCTGAACCACTGAGGTCTGCGAATGCAGTTGTTGATAGCATTAATAGAAATGCTGCGAATATGTTTTTCATAATATAATTCTCCTTATTATTAACATAGTAAATTAGATCACCATCATTGGTAATCGCATATTGGTCGTTTCCGACCAAATTCTTTATTACTCTACGGAGTGTAGAGTTTCAGTTGTGACGGTATCATTATAATCACCATCACTGAAATGCCGAACGGCTGTTTCTTTATATAGGAATCCATTGTGTACTCGATAGGAAACAACTTCCTTGCGAAATACTCCATCCATTTTATCTAATGACGTTCTGAATGGTCCGTCGTTTAATGCATCGTAGGGTTTGCTTGCCCTGTCTAGCATATGCTTCTTTGAATGCGTTAATGTCTCAACGTTACTTCCTTTGTAATCTACCATAATATATTCCTATTCTTCTGTTTGTTGTTGGTCTGGGTGCGTACCTGCTGCCCATTGTAATCTTTCTTCGTCTTCTTCATCTTCAAACTCTCCTTCAGTCACGACTGGGAAAACTACTCCTGCTGTCATTTTAAGACCAGAGTTACCGAGTTCGTTTTCGAAGATTTCTTGAAGTTGATTAATTTCTGTATTTGCATTTGGAACGCCTGTCAACCCAACCGAGGTGGCGACAAGTTCTCCTGCCATATCACCTTCTACTAGGCGGTTGCTTCGAGCATTTTGAATCCATGCTGGATTGTTTGTTACGGTTTCGGTATATACTTTTGATATATGATCAAAGAATGATGTGCCTGGTCCCATTGTTTGAAAGTCCCAGGTAACAAAATTTACTTCATCCCAAAACGCTTCTCTTGCTTGGTGATATTCTTCAGCATGCATATATGATTTGCTACCTGCTTGATTACGACCAATTAATACCATTGTACCAAGGAAGTGAGTTTCGTTGACGACATTACCTGCACTTATTGTTAGAGCATACCCATCTTCAGAACATACAAATACAACTCCATCGTCTGCATTAATAAACTCTTGGAAACATGTTTTTTGGTATGCCTTTTTCTCTTCGTTTGTTCCTGATGCTACTGGTGTCATTTCCCAAGGATAGGAACCACCATTTAATGCGTCAACACAATCATCAAACATTCGTGAGAATTCTGTATCGTCAATTTCAGTTATTAAATCAAATCTTATTGCCATTATATAAACCTATTGTGGAGTTTCTGGTGAAAGTACTGCACCATTAGTATATGAGCCAAAATTTGAAAGAGTCCAAGACCAAGTTGTGGATGTACTGTTGGGCGCCCAAGAAGCGGAGGATGTATAATAAGTACCAATGCCTGGCTCTACATAGCGATTAAACCAATTTCTTGCGCGGTAGCCAGATAATATGATAAGCATGGTCCAGTAGGTAGAACCTTTATAGATGAATTGGGTTTTGTACATTCCTCTAATAGTAGCGCCACGATAATTTGTTGGGTTAATACTTCCAATCGCGCCTATATTTTGGCCGTTCGAGTATCCTCGCCATTCATAAGTGGTGCCTGCTCCGCCAACCCCGCATGTTAGATGCCAACCTCTATGCGCGTTATAAAATTGAGAAAGACTAACTTGACTAGTACCAACGTTAGTGTTATGGCCAGAACCATAACTGTGAACTCTCGTTGCGTTTACTCCACCTCTACGGTATTCAAGCAAATCAGGAGAACCAGTTGCACCAAATTCATTACGAATATCATTAATCGAAATTGGGCCTGATGATTTTATTCTACTCATTTATATTCTCGCCTTAGTATAATTAAATATTTATTAATCAACCAAGAGCTGAATGATACCGTTATTCCAATTTTCACAGACGTCATTTACATACGCCTTGCTCTTGCCAGGAAGTTTTCTTGATTCTACAACCTGCCCATTTTCAATTAGGTCAACTATATACATTGTATCAGGACCACTACTTTCATTAGTAACTCCTGAACAAGGTACCTTTCTAACACTTGCTGCTCTATTCATCCTCTTTCTCCAAATCGCTTTCGCGAATAATGATTCCATGATCAGTTGTTCCAATCACCGGATCTTCGTTTAAAGCATTATAAAATACAATGCCTAATATAACAACCCAGAACGCCATTCCAACCCAAAGTATACTCTGTATTGAATAATAGGCAAGATTGTCTAAGAACTTATCAAGTCGATTCATTAGGATTCCAATACAGGAATTTCAACGTTTCTTCGAACCAATTCGTTACGTATCTTTTGTCTAAGTTTAGGAGTTGTGTTTTTCCCTGTAAAGGCATCAAGCAATTCCTTTAACGAAGTTGCGTTCATATGAAACCTTTGAACATGTTTCTTACCAGTAGCCTTATCTCTGATTACTTGGTTTTCTTTAAATTTAATTGGCATAATCCATTTTCTCTACGTATTGGATGATTCTATCAGCATCAGGGTCTCTAAGAAATCCATAGACTCCTGGGTCTCCCTTCTTAGGTGAATAATCTTCCAAGATTGTTAATAAATCATAATCAGTAGTGTCTGTGAACTCACCATCCTTATTTATGATCGCTAATTCCCACAGACCTTTTTTGTATCCGTAAGAACCTGTAAACTTGACTAACGAAATTGTATATCCGTTATCAAAGTTAAATTCTTTTCTCTCACCGTCATGATGAGGTTTGCTTTCTGGCCATTTAGACATATAAATTTACCTTCGTTCCTTTGAGTGATTCAGGACATATATACTTTCTTAACTTCACTCTAAGCTTCATGCTACATTGCCTAATGCCCAGCTAACTACAGTGTCTAAACGAAAACTTCTCCAGGCTTCTTTATCAATTGCCCAAGCTGCGAAGTGTTCTGTATCTAAATCAATATCTTTCACTATTGGTTTAACACCTGCATCAGTCAACGTTTGCTCATTGATAGTACAAGGCATAATACGAATCTCATCCGTACCAATCTTTTTAAATGTTACTGTAACTACACCTTCTTTAAGTGCCTTAAGTAATGTTGCTTTTTCAGATACTTCCATAATATATATTCCTAATTTGGTTTTCAATTGTCTATTATAACAAACTTCTTATCACTTGTCAATAGTTTTCTTTCACAGTGGCGCGGCTGATAGGAGTCGAACCTATGACCTTCGGTTTCGTAGACCGATATTCTATCCAGCTGAACTACAGCCGCTTGCCTTAAAATATAGATGACCAATAAGCCATCCAATAACTTCCATGTAATTTAACAATACCAATACACAGCATTGTAAATCCCACTCCATTTAATAGTATCAATGCACGGTCTTCCCACAACAAAGATACCCATAACCACAATGCAATGCCGATTGCACTAAAATATAAATCAAGTAAATGGTAATCTTGGCCCGCAGAACGGAATATGATTGCTGATAGTACAAGGACAGATGCTGCCCACTTAATATACCAATCTAATTTCTTTTCACCCCGTTCACTTCGTATCATATTATTCAGTGATTACCGTTTCCGTTAAAATATTAGCAGTTGGAAAATCAATAACATAGTCGTCAATTCTCAGAACGTATGTTCTATCAGGGTCGGCGAATTCGCCGGCTGCTTCTACTAGTGGTCTGCCCGTAACTTCTAATGTTCTATCGGCATCCGTTTCGTGTGTATATGTATATCTCTTTTTCATAATTGTTTTAAAACCTCCCAGGTTTGTTTGTAATTTTCAACTGGGTATGCTGTTCCCATATTACCAATTGTTATTGTTGTAGCAAGAGGGTAATCGTTGCCACCATACTCCATCTTATCTCCGTAGAAATGAATATGTTCGTATTGTTTATTTAGGATATCTGCGATTTGAGACTTATTATTTGATCTCGGGGCAATATCAATACTAATCTGTCCACCTACTGAAGCTAATAGCTTTGGGTATTCGTGATTGATCTGTTCGCAAAGTAATATACGTTCGTGGTATTTTAGATCCCACTTGTAATACTCTTCTCTCTGCTGTAAAGTTGCGCCGCGTCCTATTGTAGAAAAGTTTAACATGCCAGTTCTTTCCTCAATATGAGATCCTGTCTTAATTGGATATCTACTTGAGTTAACGTAATTCGTAAGAAACTTTTTGAACTCGTAGTCAGCTGTAAAGTCATTCTTTGGACCACGCTGCGATCCTTCCCAAAATTCGTTACCGTTACATTGCCATACACCTTTACAGGCCTCGTAAAATTCAAATCCTAATTGTTCATAGGTCTTGAGACGATCGGATCCTGTAACGAGGAATACGTCTTTGTTCTCCATGAATTTCAACATAAACTCTTTGAACTCTGGATTCATCGGCTGGCGAGAATCTGTTAATGTTCCGTCTACGTCAAATACAAATACTTCTTTCATCTAATATATTCCGTTAAATTTAATAGAACGGCAGTTCCTGTAATTGCACTACCGATCATAATTGCTTTGTCATTCCAACAATGTCCTACATAAGTCCATGCAATAGAACTTAAAGCATATGCAATTTTACCCATAAAAATAAAACCTGCGCTTTGTGTAAATACTCCAAACACCGCAAGTATCGTTGCTCCCCATTTAACATAACTATCAAGTGTACCTTCAGGAGTAACCGGCGTTAAGTCTTCTACCTGTACTTGAAGCTCTGCCATCTCTTGTCTTAATCGAGCCTTCTCTGCAGATAGCTCCATCGCAAGACGGCCAGTTTTAGACATAGCACTATCTTTGTACTGTTCCTTGATCTCCTGCTTTATTTCTTTTGCTAAATCACTCATACTTATTAATTGAGATAGTCTTCCAATTTTGGTTTCACTAAATCTTTTCTTTCTTCCAAAGGCTTAAACATATAATCACTCATTGCCAAATACATTGTAGTATATAAAGGAACTTCTTGAATGATTGACTGAAGTCTCTGATTTTCGTTACGACCTTTGGTCCAGGCTCGATGATCATCTGAGTATTGATAGTACCAATCATGGTTTTCTAACAATTTAAAAAATTCTTGAATATCCATTATCATTCCTTAATGAAACGTTTATATTTGTCATATCCACGTGCTGCCGCTTTCTTACGGTCCACATACGTGGCTGGTTTATTGAACTTGTTACAGTTCTTCGCGACTGGATTTTTCAATTTTTGCTTTTCCACTTTTCCTAAACCTTTTGTTATAACCTTTCTTAATACTTTTGGCAACACCTGACTTAGTCAAGTATACATACCACTTGCGAGCTTTAGTTAGAGCATCGTATTCTGCTCCACCTTTTAACGGTATTCTTTCTTTCTTTGCCATTACTCAACCCTTTCCACTATTTATTAATTGGCACGCCCACCAGGAATCGAACCTGGAACCTACAGCTTAGAAGGCTGTTGCTCTATCCTGATTGAGCTATGAGCGCATTTCCAATTAACCTTCAAACTCACTCATGTACTCATTCATAAGTTTCTTCTGTAACCTTCGAGCTTCTTTCTCCCAAGGCTGTTCCCAATACTTTGTTTCGGAATGGTCTTTACCTTTCCAATATTGTAGATTCTCTGTCAACTCTCCTCGAGCAAACTGTTTCACATGAACTAACTCATGAGCTAATGTCGACATCCAATTCCCATACAACGCGATGTCTATAATAAAATTTCTCGAATCCACGGACTCGCAAAGTCCTTCACTGTGGGAGTTGTCTACAAAGAGCTTGTGATGGAACTTGACATGAATGTTGGTACGGAGTCGATGTATGTCAAGCTTCTTTGCGAATAACTTAACTGCCATCAGTGCCGATGCCTGTAGATTCATGTCTAATTGTCCGTCACGTGGACCCGAGAAAAAAACTTTCATATTAATTACCTATATTACTGCGACAAAAACGATACACATTAGAATCAATAACAACCAAACGTTGTTCCAAACAAATTCCAACGTTCCTAACAAAATTTTAATAGCCGCGAAAAATATCACAACCATTAATAATAAGTAGAAGAGGATTGCTAATTCCATGTGGAATCAAAACTACCCTCATTATAACTAGGAGTCAAATTTAACTCCGAGGTTGCATCAAACTTATCATCTTCTGAATACAACGCAAAATCTTTCATCTTGGCTAACTTGTCGACAGCACGTGCATTCTTTGCTGCTTCTCTACGTTCTTTGTTAGCTTCTTCCTTTTCGTACTTCTTTTTCATTTTGGTCAATTCACGCATGATCACTTCGTAAGAACTTAATTTTTTCATTACACCGCCTCCGAGTAATTTAATGTATTATTAAAGTATTCAGTTACATAAGCAGAGACGATACCAGAGGTACCACCAATATGCCATCTGTAAATAGGATTGGATCTTGCCTCAAATCCTCCGTCATAGTCTTTCCAATTATAAATGGTAAAAGGACGGATTGCATTGTGATCGAAATCCTCAACTTGCATTTCCCACTCGATGTCGACTTTGCCGTCACCTGAGGTTTCTGTACATGTTGGTTCGCCGAAGACTTTAACCAGTTCTGCGTAAGAACATGTGATATAGCCTTGAAGACTAGTCGAAACGAACTCCGACCTTGGTTTGATTTTATAGTTTTCTAAATTCATAACAACTCCCATTGATTTAATTTATACAACAATTATAACACAGTTTCCTTACGATGTCAATAGTTATTTTCATTTATTTTCATAAAGTTACGATAAATGTTGAAACTGTCACTGCAATTGCAGCTATAATAATAAAGGATGCGATTGCGACTGTAATTCTAACCAATACTTCAACCATGTTCCTATTCCTTTTCAATTATTTAATATAGATATTATAAACGGTTTCATAACAAATGTCAATGGTTTGTTTAGATCATTTAGTTATATGGTTATAACCAAACTGAATATTAGACTCCATGAGTCATGTGTTCGTAGGCATCAGGACAGATATTGACATCGTCTCCGCAACCGCAGATTTGATCCTCTTCAATTGATGGCGCTCCAACCATATCCCTAATTTGTGATTCAGTATACCTTTGTTTGCCACCTACGGTGGATTGCTGCGCAAGCAGTGTTATTTGTTCATTTGTCAATCCCATAATTTTCTCCTTTTTCTATTTGTGGTTTCGATTTGATAAATCTATTATAACTGGTTCAACTGCAGATGTCAATGGTTTTCTGAAATTATTTTCAGGAAACGACTCCTTATACAATATATAGATAGTTGAGGTACCACGAAAATAATGGTTGACATTCACAAAGAACTATTGTATAATGGTATCATAACGAATTGATTGAGAAGGTTGTAAAGCATGATTCGGAAGGATGTAGCCTTGAAGTCAATTTAAATAACTATTGACATCGACAGCAAACTGTGTTATAATGGTTGTTGATATGGAGAATAATGATTTGACTAAACAAAACGAACAGTTCAGAATCCTCACAGCTCGACAGCACGTTCGAGAGAGGATCGGTATGTACATGGGTTCAAGTTCAAAAGAGGAGATCGAAAGATTCATCCTTGGAGAATGGAAGAAAACCACGTATGTACCTGCACTATCAAAAATGGTAGACGAGATTCTCGACAACTCAATTGATGAAGCAATCCGTACTAACTTCAAGTTTGCTAACAAGATTAATGTATCTATTAATAACAACGAAGTAACCGTCACTGATAACGGTCGAGGTATTCCTCAAGACCAGATCTTTGACGAGGCAATGCAAGCAAACATCTTACGACCTGTAGCGGCTTGGACAAAAGTTAATGCAGGTACTTCGTTTGATGACGAACGAGTAACGATCGGTACTAACGGTGTCGGTTCAGCTGCAACCAACTTCCTATCTAAATCATTCACTGGTAAAACATGGTCTAACGGAAAGTCAATTCAACTTGACTGTAAAGACGGCGCTGATACCATGAAGATCAAGAAAGGTTCAAAAGCAGGAACTGGTACTGAGGTATCTTTTGTTCCTGACTTTGATTTGTTTGAAGTTGAATCATTGGACCAACTTGATACGATCATATTAATTGAAGATCGTCTGATAAGTTTACAGATGGCATTTCCTGAGATTCAGTTTTCCTTTAATAAAAAGAAGGTTGCTATTAATAATTTCAAGAAGTACGCTGATATGTTTTCTGATACGACTATCATGGAGAAGACAAACAATCTGTCTTATTTCATTGCTCCTTCGGAAGATGGATTCAGAACTAACAGTTTTATCAATGGTGTGAATACAAGACAAGGCGGTACTTATGTTGACCACTTTATGAATACTATTATTGATTCGTTAACTGTCAAAATTAAAAGACGTCATAAGGTCGAAGTATTAAAGACAACGATCAAGAATGGTATTACATTTGTTATGTTTGCCAGGAACTTTGTGAATCCTAAATTTGATTCTCAAACAAAAGAACGTCTAACTAATCCAATTGGTAATATTAAGGAACACCTAGATATCTGTCAGGTACGTGATGCTGAGTGGCTTGCGAACAAGATATTAAATACTCCTGATATAATTGATCCCATTATTGAAGCTCAACTAGCAAAGAAGCTAGCCGCGGATAGAAGAGCTGCAACATTAGCACAAAAGAAACTTCGCAAGGTAAAAGTTGCGAAACATATCTCTGCTAATAAAGACAATGCTACTCTGAAAATTGTGGAAGGAGATTCGGCAATGGGATTCTTATTAAAGGTACGTGATCCTGATACAGTTGGAGCGTTTCCACTTCGAGGTGTGATTATGAATACCTGGGATATGAAACCTGCGGAAGTATTAAAGAACAAAGAACTATCAGAGTTAGTAGCGGTTCTAGGACTAGATATCAACGATCAGGACAGTGTAGACAATATGACATACAAATATATTGCCACATTAACTGATGCTGACCATGACGGTATAGGACATATATCACCATTGTTAATTGCGTTCTTTTACAAATTTTGGCCTCGACTGTTATTAGAGAATCGTGTTCAAATTACAAGAACACCAATTATGATTAGTACGAAAGGTTCTGAAGTCAAATGGATCTATACTTATGAAGATGCTGCAGAGTTCAAAAAGAAAGATGGTTATAAACATAGATACATTAAAGGTCTAGGTTCTTTAACAGAAGATGAATATCATGTCATTATTAATAAACCAATGTATGATACAGTAACTGTCGATGATGCTTCTGTATTTCAGATGATGTTCGGAAAAGATTCAAGTTTAAGAAAGGAGTATATGTTCGCATGAATTTAGAAATGTTTACTGAAGAGCTGAAAGGCAATAACTATCCAATCTCAAAGGTAGCTGCTAACGAATGGAAATCATTCGCAATGTATACCGTTGAGAGTCGAGCAATTCCTAATATGATTGATGGTCTAAAACCAGTTCAAAGGTTCTACCTCTATTCATCGTTAGTTAATAGCAAGAAGGATTTTAAAAAGGTATCAGCTGTCTCAGGTATTATATCTGACTACGGTTATAACCACGGAGAATCTTCTGCTGCTGGTGCAGGTCAATTAATGGCAGCCACTTGGAATAACAACATATGTCTTATTGAAGGTAGAGGATCATTTGGTACTCGACTTGTTCAAGAAGCTGGTGCTGCTCGTTATGTCTACTCAAGAGTTCACGATAATTTCAGTAAGTACGTTAAAGATATTGATCTGAGTCCTATTCACGAAGATCCTGAACACGAACCGCCTGCGTTCTATTTGCCAATCATCCCTATGGTACTTGTAAATGGAACCAAAGGTATTGCTACAGGATTCGCAACAAACATCCTTCCACATAACCCTAATGATCTCAAGAAGGCTTGTTTACAATACATTAAGAATGGTAAAATACAAACACCATTAGGAATTAAGTTTCCTGATTATACTGGTAAGGTTGAACAAAGTGAAGAAGACCCAACCAAATACGTTTCGTATGGTACCTTTAAACGTTCTGGTAAAACTGCGGTATCTATTACGGAAGTACCATACGGCTTTGACCGAGAAGGATATGTAAAGGTTCTCGATAAGTTAGAAGAAGAAGGTGATATCGTATCTTACGAAGACAAATGTAATAAAGATGGATTTCACTTTGATGTTAAACTCAAACAATCTTCGGTTAAATGGAACGATTCTAAACTCATTGCCAAATTCAAGCTAAGTAAGCCATTCTCTCAAAACCTAACAGTTATTGATTTTGATGGTAAACTCCGCGAATACTCGTCCGCTAAACAACTTGTAAAGGACTTTTGTGACTACCGCAATGGTATCCTACAGCAGAGAATTAACGCTAGAGTAAATGAATTCACAGAACAAGTTCGATGGCTTAATGTCAAAATGGAGTTCGTTCAAGCAAATGTTGACGATCGTATTGTGTTTAAGAATAATAATAAAGCACAGGTCGTTAAACAAATAATGCAAGAGACATCGGCACTAGGAGGTGACACAAACCGATTGCTCGCATTAAGTTTCTTAAATTGTACAAAAGAGGAAATTGTAAATCTTAAGAAACAGATTGCCGACGCTACTGAGACATTAAGCTTCTGGCATACAACCTCACCACAAGAACAATTCATAACAGACTTGGAGAACATATAATGGAAAGTTATACTAATACAACTCAATTAGAAATTGATACATCAGCGCACATAGACGAGAGAGGCGTTGAAGTTTCTATCTTTATTGGTGCAAACACATGTGAACCTTCTATTGAAACAATCTTTGATTTTGAAACATTGATTGAGAACCATTTTGAAGGTTATAAAATATACGATAAGATTCGACCTATAGATATTCCTGATGTAGAACTTTTAGTTATTAAACTCGAGCAGATGGCAAAGTATGCACGGAACATGCTTGAAGATTACACATCCGAACATAAAGAATAAATAATAATGAATAAACTTAAATTGATATGGAAATACTCATTAGGTGGTTTCTCTGACGATAAGACAGAGCCCTATGACGATTATGTTATGTTACTACGAACGATTATTGTTGGTGTAAACTTTTTAACGTGTTTCTTTATTATGGCAAATACAATAAGGCATTGGTGATGAGCAGAAAAGAAGATTACGAAAGAATGGATACTAACAAGTATCTTAATTTGAATTTAAAAACAGACGGGTTACCTCTACCAGATGTTAACGCGCAATTTATTGAATTCTTTCACAGAATGGATTACAAGTGGTGGAGAGATGTTGAAGAAGGTGATGTGGTTGTTGATATTGGTGCCTGTGTTGGTTTCTTTGTCTGTCATGCTCTTGACCGTAAAGCTTCTCGTATATTTGCTATCGAACCTTCTAGACCTCATCTCAAAACTCTTATCCAAAATATTTCGGATCATTATATTGACAACAGTACTACTCCTGTCATTCCTATCGAAGCAGGCATAGGATCAACGTCAAACCATTTTAACAATGTCTTTTCAGAATATCGAGAGTTTAAAAGAATGTCTTTTCTCGATCTTGTGGTTGATTATAATATACCAAAAATTGATTACCTCAAAATTGATTGTGAAGGTGGAGAGTATGGTATATTCAATGACATCAATATGGAATATCTAAAAACAAATGTTAAACACATGGCAGTAGAGTTTCACTTAAGCTGTTATGGTGGAGCTGCAAAACAATGGATGAAGGTCAGAGATACGTTATTGCCGCAATTCAAAAAAGTACGATGGATGGATAAGAAACACGAAGCCTTAGCCTACAATGACCGATGGTTAAACGAAGGTAATTGGAATCAGTGTTGTGCATTCATGGTATACATCACCAACGAATAATTCTTGCCGACTCAATTCTAATAAATAGAAATATACAAATAGGATTGAGCCGATGCCAGAAATTATTAACAATTACTTATCTCCAACTAATTTTACGATTAGTATAGAGAAACTCCCTAATGTAGAATTCTTTACACAGAAGCTGCAAATTCCAGATATCACTGCAACTGCTACATCGTTAGGTACTCCTTTAGCAAACATGTACGAATACGGGGATCGTATTGAGTACGGTGAGTTGACGACTACAATGATCCTCGATGAGAATATGAATAACTATAAAGAAATTCTCAATTGGTTAGAAGGCTATGCTTCTCCAGAATCCTCGAACCAAAACAAAAACTTCGCCGAGATCAGAGGTCATGAATCCGATATCATTGCGACCATTACCAACTCTCACAAAAATCCAAACATAAGATTCGTATTTAAGAATTGCTTCCCAACCTCTTTGGGTGGCGTTTCTCTTGATGTTAATGTTACTGACGTGGCATATGCAACAACGACAGTTACCTGGAGATACGATACCTTTACGATGGAACAACTATAAGATAAACCTTTTATTATGAATTATGATTTTATTGAAGTGGGTACATCTGATTTTGATACCCTTACACAAGACGCAACTGATAATTGTATTGGTCTATGCATTGAACCAATCAAGTTCTATTTAGATCGACTACCAAACAAACCAAACGTTAAGAAAATCAATTCTGCGATTTCTTTTGATGGAAAAGTAGGTCGTGATAAGGTTTATTATATTCCTCTTGAGACAATTCAGAAACACAATATGCCTCTTTGGATTCGTGGGTGCAATTCAATGGGTGACTATCACTATCAACACAAAAAGAATAATCTTCAATCAGTTGTAGAAACAGTTGAGGTTGACACAATACCTTTAGGTGATATCTTTGATCAGCACGATGTTGATACACTTACTATATTAAAGATAGATACAGAAGGCGGAGATTGTTTTATATTAAATTCCTTTCTTCCTTTTCTTGAATCCAATAAGAAAGAACGTTGGCCTTCATGGATTGAATTTGAAACAAACATCTTAACACCAAAAGAGACGGTAGACGATACGATTCGTAAATACTGTGATCTTGGTTATACAGTAGCAAGACGTGGAGTTGGAGAAGAGAATTCAATCTTACAAAGTCCTTTGTGTAAATAACCATTGACATTCACAGCGAAACCTGTTATAATTGTAATGAATTTAAAGTTTATGGAATAGATTATGGATACGAATGATATAGCAGCAATATGGGCAGCTGACTCGCCAATAGATGAAACCAACCTCCTAGGTGAAAGTAAAAGAATCCCATCATTACACAGTAAGTACTATAATCTTTATTATAGGGAAGTCTTGCGTGTTAAAAAGTTAAAGGCAGAATATAAAGAATTGGAAATGGACAAACGTAATTGGTACGATGGTTCTATGGCCGAAGAAGATCTAAGAGAAAAAGGATGGAAGCCGTTTCAAAGAAAGGTAATAAGAAACGATTTGGATAAACATATTCAAGCAGACAAAGATGTTATTAAATTAAGTCTTACAATTGATTTCCATACGGCAAACGCAAACTACCTCGAAGATATTATTAAAACAATACACAGTAGAAACTTCATCGTTAAGAACATGATTGACATACTTAAGTTTCAGTCTGGAGATTATTAATGGATTGGTTTACAAAGTTTTGGAGAAAGCCTGAAGTTCAGCAACAGGAAACTCTTGTCATAGACATGATGAAGGACGATGTTGACCCTCAAGAACTAACAATTGAAAACGCATATAAGACAAGATGGATTTGGTACCATACAATATTAGCAATAGGTATCTTTTTCACTAATGTATTATTAATCGCAATACTTTTATTATTGGCAATAAAATTATGAGTGAAAGAATAGAAGTAGAATTAATTGATTCAGTATATATGCGCATTAAAGCGGATGCTGGATTAAAAACAGAGTTGTCTGATTTCTTTGCGTTTAAACCAGAAGGTTATCAGTTCAGCCCAAAATACAAAGCAAGAGTATGGGATGGAACCATTCGGTTGTTTCAAGCAATGCGTCCTGTATTGTATGTTGGTCTATATCCGCATCTAAAAAAGTTTTGTGAACAAAGAGATTACATTTTAGAGGCACCAGCGTCAATAGCAGAACAGGAGAATATTGAAGATGGCTATGTTGAAGAGTTGGCTGAAGAAATTAAGTGTAAGTTTAAACCAAGAGACTACCAAATCGAGTATATCAATAACGCTCTGCGTAACCGTAGATCTTTATCTCTATCACCGACATCATCTGGTAAGTCTTTAATTATTTACCTAATACAACAACATTACTATCAAACCTTTGGATTAAGAACATTAATTATTGTTCCTACCATTTCTTTGGTACATCAGATGGCTGGTGACTTTGTTGATTACGGTTGTGATGAAAACGATATCTATAAAATACAAGGTGGTGTTGATAAGAATACGAAAGCACCTATTGTTATATCTACATGGCAATCTTTAGTGAAACAAGATAAGGATTGGTTTGGTCAATTTGGTTGTGTCATGGGCGATGAAGCTCATACCTTTCAAGCAAAGTCTTTAACGACTATTATGCATAAACTTGAACATTGTGAATTCCGTCATGGATTTACTGGTACTCTAAAGTCTGCTGAAAGTAAGACTCATAGATTAGTACTCGAAGGTTGTTTCGGAGAAGTAAAAAGAATCGTATCTACAAAGAAATTAATGGACGAAGGTACGGTTGCAGATTTTGAAGTAAAGGCTATTGTATTGAATCACAGTAATGAAGCGAAGGCTGCGTTTAAAAAGGCAATGGGACAGGTAAAAGAATCTGTTAAGAAGTGGCCTGCTGAACGTGAATTCATAGTGAATCATACAGGTAGAAACAATTTTATTAAGAACCTTGTACATTCTCTAAAAGATCAGAATAACTTAATTCTATTTGACTTGGTTGAGAAACACGGCAAGATACTTGCTCCTTTATTAGTAAAAGAAGGACGTGAACTACACTTTATATATGGTGCTACGAAAGGAGAAGAACGTGAACGCATTCGACATCTGGTTGAAAACGACCCTGATAAGAAACATAATATATTGGCATCCTATGGAGTTTTTAGTACTGGTGTTAATATTAAACGACTTGATAACGTAATCTTTGCTTCTTCGAGTAAATCTGAGATTAAAGTATTACAATCAATTGGTAGAAGTTTGCGTAAAGCTGAGGACTCGCAGAAAGCGGTCCTCTATGATATCGCTGATGATTTGTCGGTGGGAAGTTACGAAAACTATACATTAAAACATTTTAAGTCGAGAATCGAAATCTACTCTTCAGAGGAGTTTGCATTTAAGATCTTTACAATTGATATCTAATCATACTATATACCTTAAAGCCGATAGTCTTATTATACAAGGACTTTTGGTAAATGTCAATAGTTTTTTTCATATTTGTGAAAATAAATTTAAACCATTGACATGTAAGAGTAAATAGATTATAATAACTACAATATTTAAACAAAGGAGTTTGCATTTGAAATGGCTAAGAAAAAGAACTACGTAAACAATAAAGATCTCCTTGCCGCATTAATCGAATATAAAGAGAAGTGCGCTGAGGCAGAAAACTGCGGAGAAAAGAATCCCGTCGTACCCGACTACATTGGTAAGTGTATTATGTTAATTGCCCAACGATTAGCAACACGACCAAATTTTAGTGGATACATGTATAAAGAGGAAATGGTCTCAGACGGAATAGAGAACTGTCTACAATATATACATAACTTTAATCCAGAGAAATCTCAAAACCCATTTGCTTATTTTACGCAAATCATTTGGTATGCATTCCTACGCAGAATCTCGAAAGAGAAGAAGCAGATGTATATTAAATTTAAAGCATCACAAAGACAAACGCTTGAGAATGAAGTATTTGATTCTACTGGTGAAGCTGTGACCGCTAATATATTACCTGATTACATTAATGAATTCATTGATGATTTTGAAGGCAAGCTTAAAGCGGCAAAAGTAAAGAACGCTGCTGACGCAGAAGAAAAAAAAGAACAACGCAGCTGAGTAAAGGTTATGTTAGATTATGAGAATGCTTTTGATTGGAAGAAGCCTTCAATTCAAATTGTAGGTAAATGGCAACCGTGGCATGCAGGTCATACAAATTTATTTAAAAAGGCCTTGACATTTACAGGACAAGTTGTTATAATAGTTAGAGAAGTATATAAATCGGAAGGAGAAGACGCTCCATTTGGTGAGATAGATGTTATTAATTCTATAACGATAGCACTAGAAAGAGAAGGCTTCTATGATGGACAACATTATGTTATAGTATGTACTCCAAATATTGTTGGGTCCCTCAACGGACTTGGTAATGGAATATCTAACTATGATATGAAACCGTCTGAAGATTATATTATGTCAAGTGAAATTAGACAAACGTTGAGAGAAGAAGGTAAATTATGAAATTAGTATCTACGAAGGATCCAATTCTATTTAAAGAATTACAAGATGTTGATATCCAAAATCCACAGATTGATTTAAAGCAAACCAAAGAAGATATGGTAGAACTGATGGTCTCCAAAAGAGGTCTAGGGTTATCTGCTTGTCAGGTTGGTATAGATTATAAATTGTTTATTATCGGTGAAGATAAAGACACTACAATGATGTTCGTTAATCCTAAAGTCTTATCTGTATCAGAGGAAACGGAACTTGACTTTGAAGGTTGTCTTTCCTACCCTGATGTATTTCTCAAAATGCATCGACCAATATCTGTTGAGGCTTCATGGTATGACGAAGATGGTAACGCACAAACTGGAAACTTTGAAGGTTATACCGCAAGATGTTTCCTACACGAATTTGACCACCTATATGGAGTTGTATTTTCGCAGAAAGTATCTCGACTTAAATGGGATAGAGCGTTGAAGAAGAAACAAAAAATTACAAAGCAAAGAAACCAATTGACAGCTTATATAGCAAACGCTCAAGCAGCAATAGACAACGCAAAAGCCGCACAAGAACAAGCTGCCACTCAGGAGTAATATGAAGATTGCGATCGTTACCGATATACACATCGGTGTCCGTGGAGATAGCAAAGTATTCCACGAAGTTCAAAGAAAGTTTTTCGAAGAAGTATTCTTTCCATATATTGATGAACATGGTATCACAACTGTGTTTGATCTTGGAGATACCTTCGACCGTCGTAAGTATATTAATTATGCGTCACTATCGGCAGGTAAATCATTCCTCTTTGACAATTTAGCAAAACGTAACATAGATTTCCATGCACTGATTGGAAACCATGATACTTACTATGCGAGTACTAACGAAGTCAATAGTATGAATCTATTGACCAAAGAGTATCCGCAGTTTACTTTATATCAAGACGACGCAGTAGAATTGGAAATTGGTTCAACTAAATTCCTTATGCTACCTTGGTTGAATAAAGAGAACGGCGAAAAGAATCTAGAAATCGTAAAGAATTCTAATGCTAATATATTGATGGGACATCTTGAAGTGCAAGGTTTCGAGATGATGAAAGGTGCATTGTGTACCCATGGTATTGATATGAACGTGTTTAAGAATTTTGAATCTGCGTTCTCTGGTCATTTCCACCATCCTTCAAGATATGGTAATGTTGAATACCTTGGATCACCTTATGAAATGACATGGTCTGATTATAAAGGTAGTCGAGGCTTTCATGTATTTGATACTGAAACAAGAGAGATGGTTAAGATTGAGAATCCTAATCGTGTGTTCTATAAAGTATTTTATGACGATGAGAATTGGACAGTAGACGATGTTGCGAATTACGACGTAGAACAATATCGAGACAAGTTCGTTAAGGTAATCGTACAGAATAGAACTAACGCATATCTTTATGATATGTTTATGGGTCGTATGTCTGAATGTGGTGCGGTAGATGTTAGAGCCGTTGATGACCATTTAAATTTAGACGCAGAAGGTGTTGATGAGATACTTGACGAAACAAAAGATACGACAGAAATATTATCACAATACATTGATGGTCTTGAGACTACAATTGATAAGGTTAAAGTAAAAACTGTATTGGATGATTTATATCATGAGGCACTTAGTTTATGAGAATTAACTTTGAGAAGGTTAAATATAAAAACATACTATCGACAGGAAACGTATTTACAACTGTAGAACTAAATAATGTTCCTAGTACATTGATCGCAGGATCAAATGGTTCAGGTAAAAGTACATTGCTTGATGCAATTGTATTTGGTCTATACGGCCGACCTTTTCGTAATATCAATAAAGCACAGCTTGTTAACTCTATTAATAATAAAGAACTCATTGTAGAATTATACTTTACGGCTGGTGGTGATAAGTACAAAATCCTTCGTGGTATCAAACCTAATCTCTTTGAGATATGGAAGAATGGTGCAATGATTAATAAAGATGCATCTATTCGAGATTACCAAGGATTCCTCGAAGACGATATTCTAGGTATCAACTTTAAAGCATTCAATCAAATAGTAGTACTTGGTTCTGCTACTTATATTCCTTTTATGGAATTGAGAGCATATCAACGTCGAGAGATTATTGAAGACCTATTGGATATTCAGGTATTCTCTGTTATGGGTACATTGGCAAAAGAACGTATGTCAAGTATCAAGACTGATATTAACGAAAACAAATACGATATAGAAATGGTTGAGAGCAAAATCGTATCTCAAGAAGAAAGCGATGAAGCAATACGTAATCTAAAATCTATTGAAGTTGATAAGATCAAAGAAAAGATGAGTGGTCATATCGATGATATAGAAACTAAGAATAGTACTATTGATTCTCAAGATGAGATTATAAAAGTACTCTACGACGATATCTCTGATAAACCTGAAGAAAAGAAAAAGTTCTCTGATGCAACCGAAAAGAGAGCTGAACTTGAAAGATCTCGTGTTGCGTTTGAAAAGGAACTATCGTTCTACGAACACAATGATGATTGCCCAACATGTAAGCAGGGTATTGCCCACGACTTTAAACAAGAACAAATTATAGATAAGAATCAACAGAAGGCTAAGATTGAGAAAGATCTTGTTGATATAGCAGCCGTACTTACAACTCACCAAACACGTTTAGGTTCTATCTCAAAAATCGAAGAACAGATTCAATCGGTTAACTTCAAGATCTCCGAGATCCGAGCTGAAATCAAAATGTCCAAGAATGCTCTAATGAGTTATAAAAAGGAACTTGATAATGCTCAAAAGGAAGTTGCTGAAATTGATACTTCTAAACTTGAGAATCTACAAAATAGAATAGACAAGCTAACTGCTATACGTACTGAACTTCTTGATGAACATGAGGTACTCAATATTGTTCAATTGATATTGAGAGACGGTGGTATCAAGGCAAAGATTATTTCTCAGTACATTCCTGTAATTAATAAACTTATCAACAAGTATCTTGCCGCGTTTGATCTGTTCGTTGACTTTCAACTTGACGAAGAGTTTAATGAAGTAATACGTTCAAGGTTCAGAGACAAGTTCACCTATGCTAGTTTTTCTGAAGGAGAGAAACTACGTATCACATTATCAATTATGTTGGCTTGGAGATCGGTTGCTAAACTAAGATCCTCCGTTTCAACGAATCTATTGATACTTGACGAAACACTCGACGGCGCCTTGGATGGTGTTGGTATTGAGAGTTTGATTGAAACACTACATGGATTGAATAACGACGATAACATCTTTGTGATATCACATCGTGGCGATCAGTTCGCAGAAAAGTTTGAGAACAACCTCAAGTTTGAGAAAATCAAAAACTTTTCGGAGTTAGTACAATAACCATTGACATTCTCAGTCAACTAGTATATAATGGTTGTTCAAATATAAAAAGGCATTATGGCATTGACTAAATTCTATACATCCGTTGAAAGATACGGAAACAATATTTTACATCGAGGTTACGAAAATGGTAAACGTTTCTCGTACCGTGTTCCATTTCAGCCTACTCTATACGTTCATACTCCAAAGTCTGGCGCGGAAGGCTATCGTTCGTTAGACGGCGATTTACCCGTATCTCCACACAAGTTTGGTGATATGCGAGAAGCAAAGAACTTCATCGAAGAATACAAAGGTGTTCACGGTATGAAGACGTTTGGTTCAACAAATTATGTAACTCAGTTTATTCAAGAAGAGTATCCTGGTAAGATTACATATGACGTAAGTCAGGTCAATATCGTATCGTTTGATATTGAGGTTGACATCAGTGATGGTTATCCAAATATGGACACTGCTGATAAACCGATTACGTCTATTGCTTATCATAGTTCTCGAGATGATGTATATTATGTACTTGGTCGCAAAGATTATGACAAGACTAAAACTGTTACTGATATTCCTCAAGATAAGATTGAGTTCGTATTGTTTGATGGTATTGATGGTGAACGTGCTTTACTTCAATACTTTATGAAACTATGGACAACTGATTATCCTGATGTTGTAACTGGTTGGAACGTTGAATACTTTGATATTCAATACATCGTAACTCGTATCATCGCGTTACTTGGAGAAGAAACCGCAAAGCGTTTATCTCCACACAAATCATTAAAACAAACCTCTCGAGAGATCTTTGGTAAGGTTGCATCAACATATCGTATTATGGGTGTTGCTGTTCTCGATTATATGGATTGCTTTAAAAAGTTTGGTTATAAGTACGGTCCTCAAGAATCGTATAAGTTAGATCATATTGCTTACGCTGTCCTTGGTGAAAAGAAAATTGATTACTCTGAATATGGTTCGTTAACTGGATTATGGGAAGAGAATCCTCAACTATATCTTGACTATAATTTAAAAGATACTCAACTGATTGCTCGTCTCGAAGAAGAGACAGGATTGCTTGCGTTGGTTATGACAGTTGCATATGACGGTGGTGTTAACTACGGCGATGCGTTTGGTACAGTTGGTATATGGGAATCAACCATATATCGTAAACTAATGAAAGATAAAATTGTTCCTCCACTTAAAGGTGGACCAGGAATGGTTGCTGGTGATCTTGTTGGTGGTTATGTTAAAGATCCTAAAGTTGGAATGCATCCTTGGGTTGTATCTTTCGATCTTAACTCTCTATACCCTCACTTGATGTTACAGTATAATATGTCACCAGAAACATATATGCCTAATGATCGTGAATACGTGACTCAGGACATGGTACTGAATCGTGAATATAAGAATGATCGTCCTAATGTATCAGTGGCTGCTAACGGTGTTTGTTTTTCAAATAAGAAGCAAGGAATCATTCCTGAAATTATTGATGAATACTATAATAACCGTTCTATTATTAAAAAGCAGATGATTCTTGCTGAACAACAGTTTGAGGTTGAGACAGATCCAAGAGAACTCAAACGCCTAAAGCGTGAGATTAACCAATTGCACAATTCGCAAATGTCAATTAAGATTGCCATGAACAGTCTCTATGGTGCAACCGCTAACAAATATTTCTTATACTATATTAATGAAATGGCTGAGGCAATTACAACAAGCGGTCAGTTAGGTATTCGTTATGCTGAAAAGTCGGTTAATGATTATTTAAATAGAACTCTAGGTACAACTGACCATGACTATATCATCTATATTGATACCGACTCTATCTATGTTGACTTCGGTCCTCTGATTAAAGAAGTGTTTGGTACGACTGATATTGATAAAGATAAAGGTGAAGAGTTCCTTGATAGAATCTGTTCAACCAAAATTGAACAAATCATTGAAGATGGTTATGAAAAGCTTGCTGCCGATCTTGGCACTTATCGTAATGCAATGGTAATGAAACGTGAAAAGATTAACAACCGAGCAATCTTTGTTGCTAAGAAACGTTACATACTAAATACATTGAACTCAGAAGGCGTTCACTACGATACTCCTAAGGTATCGGTAACAGGATTAGAATCAGTAAGATCTTCGACTCCTGAAATATGTCGTTCTAAACTCAAGCAATGTTTTGAGATCATTATGAATACTGATGAAGAAACAACTCAAGGTTTCATTAAAGATTTCAAAGAACTGTTTCGTACATTAGATCCTATGGCCATCGCAAAGACCTCGGGTGTTAATGAACTTAAGAAGTACCAAGACAAAGGATCTATATACAGAAAAGGTACTCCAATGCATGTTCGTGGATCCTTAATGTATAACCACTTCCTTAAAGAGAAAGGACTTGACAAGAAGTTTGAAACTATCCAAGGTGGAGACAAAGTCAAGTTATTATATTTAAAGGTACCTAATCCTATTCGTGAGAACGCAATATCGGTTCCTGGCTTATTGCCAAAACAACTTGGACTACACGATTACGTTGATACTGAACTTCAGTTTGACAAAGTATTCTTGAGTCCTATTCAATCAATACTTGACGCAGTTGGATGGTCGGCAGAGAAGGTTAATACTCTCGATGACTTTTTTAGTTAAGACTATTGACATTTATATCAAACTGTGTTATAATATACACAATAACAAATTAATGAGGAAACATTATGAGTGATGTACAAATTGTAAGGCTTACAACTGGTGAAGAAGTTGTAGCAAAAGTAAAATATGAAAAAGGATTCTATACCTTAACGGATGGTATTCTTTTGGTCCCAGCTGGTGAAGGTAAAATTGGAATGGTACCATTTGTTCCTTATGCTACTCGTGAACCAATCGTGATAAACGAAAATTCAGTTATGTTCGTAGCTGAACCTATGGACGAGTTGAAAGCACAAGTAATTCAAGCCACAACTGGACTAATCATGCCTGGTTCTGGTGGTTTAAAACTTGTATGATAGAAATATACGGAAAACCAAATTGCGGATACTGTAATATGGCAAAGCAAATTTGTGAGTCCAAAGGATTGGACTTCGTATACAAATCCTTGGATGTTGATTACAAACAAGATGAATTTTTTGAAAAGTTTCCTACCGCAAGAACCTTTCCACAGATTATAATGGACGGTGAAGCAATTGGTGGATTTAATGAATTACAGGATAAATTATGAGTAAGGATTGGGTAAAAGATATTGTTGATATGCAATCAAAATATAAAACACACAACTGGGTAGCAAACGCAGGTGTGGAAAAGTTGAAAGCGTTTTTGGAATTTAGAGTTAACTTCCTACAAGAAGAACTTGATGAAACAAGAACAGCGCAAAAAGATATCGACTCCGAAGAAATCGTTGATGGTTTAGTTGACCTTTGTGTAGTGGCAATCGGTACTCTTGATGCCTTCGGAGTCGATCCTTATAAAGCTTGGGACGCAGTTCTCGAAGCTAACATGGCCAAAGAACCTGGTATTAAGGTAGGTAGGCCAAACCCATTAGGATTACCTGATCTAATGAAACCTGAAGGATGGACGGCTCCATCACATGAAGGGAATCACGGTATCCTACCGACATTAAAAGGAGAATAGAATAATGTTAAAAGAAGTATTAGTAAACGCTTTAGTGGCAAAGTATGAAGCTGCCGTTACAGTGCATTCAGCAAATATCATGGTGATGCTTGAGAATGGAGTAGGTGTAGCAGAACATCCTGGTACCATTGAAACAATTGATGGAGAAGTTGGCCTGCTTGCGGAAGCTGAAGATAAGTTATCAACAGTTAGACGTTTCGCGGCTACAGTTCCACCAAAAGTTGTATAAATTATTGATTTTATTAGTAGTTCTTGTATATATAAATTTATATGTTACATTACCGTAACAAATAGGAAACAAGAAGGAAACATGAAATTCATAGTAAAACAATACAAAAGGTTCCATCACATGATGAAAATGAACAGAATTCAGAACGTTTGGAGAAAAGTTCTCTAAATAACTGAAATAAACCATTGACATTCTTTATGATATAGATTATAATTGTTCTATAAATTAAATAAAGGTTTACATTATGGATAAGTTGACAGAATTACTTGAGCGTGCTTTATATAAACATAAACAAGGTAAGTTGTGTGGTACAGGAGATCTGTACCGATCGCTTATCGGTTCATTAGGTGAATCAAAGGTTGTCGAGTTAACAGAAGGTGAATCAGTTAATGGTAAATTCGACGTCTTGGGTAGCATTCGTTATCCAGGTCGAATCGAAGTCAAAACAGCAAACAAATCTACAGACGGTAAATTAGGAGCTTGGAGTTTAAAGTGTAAACACAATGCTTGTGATTGGATCGCCTTAGTTGATGCTTCCTCTATCGAAGATTCTGATTACAGAATATCTATGATCCCCCACGATGCTTTCTTTGAGCATCTTCTTACTCCAAATTCTAAAGGTAATATTCCAGATTTTATTCGTTGGTCTGAAACCTATAACGAATCTGATAACAAATCACCAGAAGCCACAAATCTTTTCTTAAAATACGAAGTTCCTATTGACATTATCAAGAATCTTTGATATAATATACTATATTAAATTATGGAGAACAATTATGGTAGTACCATTTAAATACATTGACGACGGTAGATATTATGGAATGCCTAAGGATTCTACTGTAACGTGGAAACCTAAGATCTATCCGGCTGATAAGTTTGACTACGAAAAGGTTAAAGCTAGAGTAGAAGATCTGAAAGAAAAGAAAAACAAGAAAGGTCTTGAAACAATGGCACGAAACTTCGAAAGAGTCTGCAAAGATAATCCAGGTGTATTCGATCATTTCTTAGAGTTACTAAAATAGGAGTCTATATGACAAAACAAACCAACCCAGTTTCGGTTGATGTACTACAAGAGTGCGTTGACCTTCAATTGAAAAAGTCGAGAGATTATCAAAATCCAAACTCGACTGTTCAACAAGCTGACTACTATCCTAACGGAATTACAACCATTCATGATATTATGCATGCAAAAATGCTACGTATGAAATCAGTAATGGAAGCAATGCAGTCAGATGATTACGATCCTAACTTTGAATCCCTTGAAGATTCAGCAAAAGATTTGATTAACTATTCAAGTTTCTTTGTTGCATATTGTCGTCAAGGTATTAAAGGTCAGGATTCAACTAAAGATGTATTTAACAGGAGTACTATATAATGAGCAATATAATGATACCATCAAGTGACGCAGATAAAAAACGAATCCGCGGTTGCATGGAAGAAATGAGTAATTCGTTTACTCGAATGGAAGCAGAACGTGATTTTCAGAAAGAAGCAATTAATTCTTTGGCTGATGAAGTTCAGATCCCAAAATCAATCCTAAGGAAAACCGCAAGAGCTTTCCATAATCAAAATGTTTCTGATCTAATTGCAGAAGTATCTGATATTGAAGCGTTAATGGAATCCATCTAATGAAAACAGCAAATGATATCCGAGCAGACCTAATTGACAAGTATCTTGCAGAAGATTATGTCATTGACAAGTCAGGCGCTAAGACTATTGAAGTTCTTGGTGAATCATTTGTTGCTGATGAAAATTGGTTGATTAGAACACCAGCATATAAGTACATCGAGCGTGAACTTGAGTGGTATATGTCTGAATCACTATATGTTGATGATATTCCTGGAGAGACACCACAGATTTGGAAAGATATATCTTCTAACGAAGGTAAGATCAATTCTAATTATGGTTGGTGTATTTACTCTGAAGAGAATGGTAATCAATATAAACATGTACTTCGTGAATTGAGAAACAATCCAAACAGCCGTAGAGCTGCAATGATCTATAATCGTCCAAGTATGCATCTTGATTTCAACCGTGATGGTATGTCTGACTTTATGTGTACATTTGCGAATACGTTTATGATTCGAGATGGTAAACTTATATCCCATTATACAATGAGATCTAACGATGCTGTCTTTGGTTATAACAATGATGTTGCTTGGGCAAAGTTTGTTCAAGGTCAACTTGCTTATGATCTCGAAGTTGAGGTCGGTGACTTGATTTGGACTGCTACGAATCTTCATGTATATGAAAGACATTTTGAGTTTATTGAGGCGTTAATTAATGCAGGAAAATAAATGGGATCAAAGATTTATACGAGTTGCCCGAGAAGTTTCAAGTTGGTCAAAAGATCCAAGTAAACAAATAGGAGCGGTTATTGTAAAAGATAAACGTATCCTAGCAACTGGTTATAATGGCTTTCCTAAAGGTATTGATGATTCAGCAGATAAGTATAACAATAGAGAACTGAAATACGAACTCGTTGTGCATGCTGAAATGAATGCAATCTTCAATGCATCCTTTCATGGAGTATCGTTAAAAGATACAACAATATACGTGTGGGGTTTACCTGTCTGTAATGAATGTGCAAAAGGAATTATCCAAGTTGGCATAAATAGAATTGTAATGGCTGCTGATGATGTCCCTCAAAGATGGATAGAATCGTATGATAAGTCAAAACAACTCTTTATTGAGTCAGGATGTAAATTTAAAACAGATTTCAGATTGGCTAAATAAACTATTGACAACTGCGCAAAAATTTGTTATAATAGTAAATATTAACAAGGAAACTATATTATGAAAGAAACACTTAAAGATTTTGGATTTGGCGTGGCAACTGTGTTGTTCATTGTTGGAGTTATTTCAGCTCTCATCGGTCTCGGTGAATTGGTTGGTGCAACTTCTAATACAATACGACTCGCAATTGCGGCTCCATTCTTCCTATACTTCACTTACATCTTTGGTGGACTAACTCGCATCATTTATTTTAAGAAGGACTAATTATGTCGTCACATAAAAGAATAGTCCTTGACTTTGATGACACTCTAGCATTTACATCAAATAGAGATTGGGATAACGCAAAACCCAACGTTGCTCTAATTGAAAAGTGTAATGAACTATATAATCAAGGTTGGACTATCGACATATATACAGCTCGTGGATCTATTTCTTGTAGGAGTAGAGAAGAAGCTGCAGATAAGTATGGACCTCAAATTGAATCGTGGTTACAAAAGAATAACGTAAAGTACCATGCACTCAGTTTTAATAAACCACTTGCAGCATATTACATTGACGACAAAGGTATTACACCTGAAGATTTTGTATATGCTGATATTCGTGAATTGGAAGGCGGCCTATCAGGCTCTGACATTTACACCGACGGTAAGTTTGTTCACAAGACAGCAAAGAATGCTCATGAAGCCGCACTATGGTATGAGAAAACCGGTTGGGCAGTATGTACACCTGAGATTCATCGAGTGGTTGGTGATACGATTACAATGGATTATATTGAAAACGATCCTAATTTCTTCGAAGATAGTCCTTATAAAGCATTGGCGTTAATTCAAGAAGCTCTTGATGCTTTTGGTGATATGCCAACCGAAACAAAGTTTCTAACGTTCGATGATTATATCGCAAGAATAGTAAATCACTGTACTAATGCTAACCTTGAACCTTTTAATGATGTCGTTGAAAAACTATCTGCTATTGAATTAGAGTATGGTTATTGTCATGGAGATTTTGGTATTAAGAATATGTTATTTAATGACACTGGTAGTATGTACTTAATTGATCCTATTCCTAATGTATTTGGTTGTCGTGAACTTGATATAGCAAAGTTTATCGCAAGTTTAATAATTAATCGTTATGATAGTCATACACAAGATCTTGTGATTAATACAATGTTGGCATATAATCATTGGATAGATAAGTATGAGCTGTTAACGCTAACAGCTGCTGAAGTGATTCGAGTATATAAGTACCACCCAGATAAAGACTTTATCATTCAGTGTGTTAACGATCTGTTGGATATTATCGACTATGCAGAATGATATATTCATAGTAAGCAATAAAATCTCGAGGATTGAAAACCTTCTTGAGATGTATAATGTATACGATGAAGATACGTATATGAATTTGCATGTTATCTTAGATGATAGGAATAAGTCATATAACGTAGAAAGTATATCAGATAAGATAACAATTCACTATGCAACTGGTGTGATTGATAAAGTAAAGCATTTCTTTGATGAAGAGTGGCTGTTACGAATACTTGATGTATACGGAGTGGCAATCAAATGGTTAGTCTTTCCTTATGTACACGAAATATTAAACATTAACAGAGCAATGATGATTGATGACGATACGTTATTACTCAAGCCTGTTGACCATTACTTCTTTGAACCTTATGTATTCTATAACGAATCTGCATTAGGTGTTATGGGTAAGTTTGTAGAAGCAGTGCTTGATCCAATTTATAAAGACAAAGTTGATATTACTACGATGAGATACAAACCTTATTTTAGTATGAATTCTGGTCAGGTTGTACATACAAAGAACGATCATTATCTTGAGTTCTTTAAAAGAGCAGCCTGTAAAGATATGTATGTTCTTATTATGGAAGGTGTACACAAGTATAAAAACAAAAAAGGTTATGGTGGTTCTGTTATACCAAAATATGGAACTCCAGGTAATAACCGATCTATGGGTGGAAAGTTTTGGTGTATAGAACAAAACATATATGCAATTTATTATAAATGGTTATCAGAGAATGGATTTGAGGTAAGTAGGTTTGGTAGTGACGTACGCATTTGGACTACGGTTATGAAACTTGGCGATGAGTTAAAGTTTAAAACCTTCCCTGCATATATACATTATCTACCAACTGATAAAACACCACTCTATACGGTGTATGCTAAACGAGTTAAAGAAATTTTGAGGGAAGAAAATGTTTCTAGATAGGAAAAAATTACCGGCTGAATATAAGGTCGGATTTACGTGTTCAACGTTTGATCTGTTTCATGCAGGTCATATTGTAATGTTACAAGAAGCAAAGACGTTGTGCGATTATTTAATTGTTGGATTATTGATTGACCCAACCGTGGATCGTCCTAATGCAAAGAACGCACCAGTTCAGACTCCATTTGAAAGATACATACAGTTATCTTCTTGTAAATATGTAGACGAGGTAATACCTTTCTCAACTGAACAAGAATTGGTTGATATGATTTTAACTATCAATCCTGATATTAGAATTGTTGGTGAAGAATACAAAGATGTTGAGCATACTGGAAAAGGTTTATGCCCTGTTCATTATAATCGCAGAAGGCATTCTTTCAGTTCGTCAGAGCTCAGACAACGTGTGGTCAATTCGGATAAATAAATTTAACAGAACGGCAAACTTTATATTATGAAAAACATTGGATTTGGAAAGATCGGTAAATCGGTCAAGTTTAAGAGGAATCGCTTCTCTCCTATTGGTGGAGACAACGAACCGTCTACAGTACTTATTGCACTCGCAAATAATAACCCAGATAAAACATTTTACATTATCGGACGATCTGATTTCAGTACTCTAAATGAGTCTGAATCATTGGAGTTGTTTCCCTTTGATAATGTAATTGATATTTGGAAAGGTATTAAAAACAAAGATGAAGATAGATTCTTTAATCACGTGATTGATTACTTTAAGAGTAGGTCAATGAAATTAGACTATACTGTTTTAATGGTTGGTCAAGTTGGTACAGTTACGATCCCAGGCAAAATTGAACAAGTTAAAGATCGTACACTTAAAGCTTCTGTGATTGATATGACAAAGAATTATACGTCACCAATTGCGATTTGGATTAACGAAGAGAATCCTGATTATGTTGAGATTGTAAACGATCCTCGGTATGTTATGAATCAATCAAGAGACATATTCAATTTACCAAATATATCTTTAGGTCAATACGATTACGAATATAAGGTAAGTAGTATTAAATCTTACGAAGAACAAGATCGTTACGACAGATCAATGCCTTCAACATATGCAGGAATGGAAACTTGTTTCTGTATTAACTATCAACATACTGAACAGTTCAACTTAAATCGTAACGTTCCTTTTATGGTTATCTTAAACGAAGCTAAACCTTCAAGATATAATTTATTAAAGGATTGGGTATTAGATGAACATGATGATGTTGAGATCTATGGTAAATGGGAACATCCTAATACCGAAACAGACGCAAGGTTCAAAGGATCTATTCATCTTGATGATGTAATGGCTAAAATGAATAATGTTAAATTTACTTTTATTATTCCAATCGCAAAAGGTTGGGTAACTTCAAAGTATATTGAAATGGTACATGCTGGTGTGATACCGTTCTTACATCCATCTTATGATGAACAAGGGCATTTGCCAATACCAGATTTTTTAAGACCGAAAACTCCTGCTGAATTTAAAGAAAGGATGAATAGGTTATTAAATAATGAAGAAGAGTATCAATCAGTAATTAAAGGATTACGTAAACTAATATGTAAGCCTGAGTATTATGATGGTACTTTCTTAAACAATAAAATTATGACAGCGATTGATAATGATTATGTTGCACCTGATGTAACACAATTTGAAAAGAAAGCAGCTGCAACACTTGAGGACTTTTTCGCATGAACAAAAAAGAAATAACGTGGGCACCACTCATTCCGCTTATTGGTGGACAAATGCTAGGCGCAGAAAGAGCGTTTGGTAAACCACCTACAGCAATCTACTCTTATGGTGGGTTTGAGGATAACGATAGTCATTACGTAAACTACCAACAAAATACAATGGGACGCGATATTCCTTATATTAAACTTGATGAAGTAGAAAACAGTGGACTAACACAAGTTGATGTAGTCTCTGGTACTCCACCATGTGCTGCTCTATCTCAATTAAATACAGGAACAACTGCAGAGAGTAAAGGCGCAGGTTGTGCTAAGAACGAATTTATGTATATGGTCTTTCAAGATGGTATTGATAGACTTGGTGCAAAGGTAGTGATTGTTGAGAATGCTCCTGCATTGTTTACAAATAAAGGTCGTCCTGTAGCAAATAGACTGTATGAAATATGTGCTGAGCGTGGGTATTCATTATCCCTGTATAAAACCTCAACTAGGTTTCACGGAGTCCCTCAAGGCCGCGACAGGACCTTTGCGATCGGCTGGAAGTCAGACTCTGCTCCTGTAATGAATTGGTATAATAAACCAAGAAAGAACTTTGCTGAATACTTACAAGAGATTCCTGTTGACGCATTACATCAAGATTTGATTATTAATAAACATGTTCCTAACGAACCTTATTACAATTTCATTAAGACAAAAACAAATCGTGATGTTCGAGAGCTTATGGTTGAAGAGGACGTTAAGACAACTCTGAATTATGTTTGTAAGAAAGGTTGGATGAAAGAAGCCAACGAATGGTTCCACAGAACAGGAAACGAAAAAGGCGCTAAATACTCAGATCATGCCATTATGAAGTTTGCTGATGGTAAAGGTGTATGGGATGGTTCAGTACATGTCTTTGGTGAATATATGAATGCAGTAATTGGTCGTAACATGGTTGATACAATGCATCCGACTGAAGAACGATCGTTGACGATTCGAGAAGCTTTACATATGATGGGCTTTCCTGAGAACTTTGAGTTATTACATGGCCTGAAGAAAATGAATCATATTGCACAGAATGTTCCTGTACCAACATCTGCTGATCTCCATAGTGAAATCGCCAAGTTCTTAACAGGCGATCTTGATATGTCAGAGTCAACTTATCTTCGACAGAACAACCATAAGCAATTAATGGAACATGACAAGAATGGTGTAGACACAACTCCAAACTTAGATGAATTCTTTGCATAAAACTATTGACAAGACTAGGAAAGTTTGTTATAATAGTATATTAAATTAAAGGTAAACATATGAGAAACGATTTAATCATCGACTTCGAAACAATGGGACAAGACGTTCATAACTGCGCTGTCATTGATGTATCTGTAATGGTATTTCAGTGGGACAAGTTTACATCTGATAATCCCTATAACTTAAGTGATGTATTCAAAGCAAAGAAATTTAAATTGAATGTGGCTGAACAAGTAAAGAATTATAATTGGGTAGTTGATAGAGGTACTCTCGACTTTTGGTCTAAACAGGATTCAGAAGTAAGAAAGAATATTGCTCCTAAAAGTTCAGACTTATCGGTTGAAGACTTTGTGAAACAGTTTACCGACTTTTTAATTGATTCTCCAAAGATTAACTATTGGTGGTCAAGATCTAATTCCTTTGATCCTGTTATTCTTGAAAGACTCTTTAAGTCTCAAGGTAAAGTAGGTCATCTACAATCACACCTTAAGCATTGGTCTGTTAGAGATACAAGAACATTTATTGATGCAAAGTTTGATTTTGGTTTAAAGAAGAATGGATTCCCTCCTTGTGCAAACGAAGATAAGTGGGATTCAGTATTTAAAGCGCATGATTCGGCATGGGACATATTGGCTGATGTATTAAGATTACAGTCAATCACTAGAGCAGAAAATGATATGGAGCAAATTACAGTATGAAGTTAGAAGTAAAGACAGAAGAACTACAAAAACAAAGACTCTTTATTGGTACACCTATGTATGGTGGTCAATGTACAGGTATCTATACTAAGTCGACTAACGATTTAAGTATGCTATGTAGTTCTCACAAAATTCCAATGAAGTACTACTTTCTATTCAACGAAAGTTTAATTCAACGAGCAAGGAACTATATCGTAGATGAATTCCTTCGTTCTGATTGTACTCATTTATTGTTTATTGACGCAGACATTGGATTTGATCCACGTGACGCGTTAGCATTACTTGCATTGCAGATTTCAGATCCTGAAAAATACGATGTTGTATGTGGTCCATACCCTAAGAAAACAATTGCTTGGGAAAAGGTAGCTGCAGCTGCTCAACATGGAGTAGGTAAAGAGAATCCTTTCGACTTAGAAAAATTTACATCAGATTTTGTTTTTAATCCAGTTGGAGATATAAAACAATTTAAACTCGCAGAACCTGTTGAAGTTGCCGAAGGCGGTACTGGGTTTATGCTAATTACAAGAGAGGCATTAGAAAAATATCGAGATGCTTATCCTGAATTGGCATATAGACCAGATCACGTTAGGACAGAACAATTTGACGGTACTCGTGATATCCACGCTTTCTTTGATTGTGTCATTGACCCAGAATCTAGAAGGTACTTATCTGAAGACTACTTCTTCTGTAGAATGGCTCGTAAAGCTGGTCTATCAGTATGGATGTGTCCTTGGATGAAAATCAACCATGTTGGTTCTTATATCTTTAAGGGTGACATGGGATCTCTCGGTCAATTAGGTGTTACGGCAACTGCAGATAATACATCTAACAGAAAGTCTTATAATCCTATTGACAAATCTAAATAAACCTGTTATAATATACAACAATAACTAATGGAGAAACTTATATAATGAAATTTTCTAACGAAACCTTGACGGTCCTAAAAAGCTTTACCTCTATCAACAAGTCAATCTTGTTGTCAGCTGGTTCAGTTATTAAGACTATAACTCCAGAGAAAACATTGATTGCGATTGCGAATATCGGTCAAGAAATACCAGCTGATGCTTGTATTTACGACTTATCGCGCTTTCTTTCAATTTTATCTCTATATAATGATCCAGATGTGGAGTTTTTTGATAAATACTTTATTATCTCGGAAGGAAAAAGACGTACAAAGTATGTCTTTGCAGATCTATCGATGATTCACACGCCACCAGAAAAGGAAATTAACATTCCTACGGCTGATGTTGTTGTGGATGTAACGGCAGATACGTTGTCTTCAGTATTGAAGGCGGCAGGGGTATTACAATTTTCAGAGATCGCATTTGTAGGCGAAGGCGGCAAATGCTATCTGAAAGCAATCGACAGTGCCAACGACAACGCAGATGACTTTGGCGTTGAAATTGGGGAAACTGCCGATGAGTTCAGGATTATCATTAAAACTGATAACTTGAAACTAATGCCAATAGATTATGAGGTTACGCTTTGTTCAAAAGGTATCTCACAATTTAAAGGTGAAGGCGTCACGTATTACGTGGCAATTGATTCAAAGTCGACTTATAATAAAAGGTAATGAATATGAATGATGCAAGGCAACAAGGCCAACAGCAAGAGCAAGAAGCTGTAATTACTCTTGGAGATATCTCAACGCTACTACAGATCATTGACGTGGTCAGTACTCGCGGTGGATTCCAAGGGCAAGAACTAGCTGGTATCGGTATGCTAAGAAATAAACTCGAAGCATTCCTAAGACAGAAAGGACCAAAGCAACCTGAAGGGGTTGGTGAGGACGCCGTAGATGTTGATACTGGTGCTGAAGGCGAATTGGCTGATAAGCTCGTAGGTTAAACTACAGCTCATTTCTCGAGAAGTGGGGAAACTGTAAAAGGGGACCCCGCGTTTTGACTCGAATTTTTTTATATTATGTTTATGGTGAATTATGATTGATGCAAAATCAAATGAAGTCTTATGGGTTGAGAAGTACCGTCCACAAATTGTTAATGATACTATTCTACCAAGCAAGACAAAAGAATCCTTTCGCAAGTTCGTATCAGACGGAAGTGTTCCAAATCTATTATTAACTGGTGGTCCAGGTGTAGGTAAAACTACAATTGCGAAAGCCATGTTAGAAGAACTAGGTTGCGATTATATAGTAAAGAACGGTTCTCTTAATGTTAATATTGATACTCTCCGATACGACATCTCTGCTTTCGCTTCCGCTGTTTCTCTCACAGGAACAGGTCGTAAGTATGTTATCTTTGACGAAGCAGATTATTTGAACGCAGCAAACGTTCAGCCTGCTCTTCGTAACTTTATTGAAGAATACAGTTCAAACTGTGGCTTTATCTTTACTTGTAATTTCAAGAATCGTATTATCAGTCCATTACGTTCAAGGTTGTCTGAAATAGACTTCTCTATTGATAC